GTCATCGTGAATCTCACTCCTTCTGAATCTGACAATGCCGTATTTGGGTATCTCGATATCCTTATTACTGCTATTACTGGCGACCGCCGTAAGAAGAAGTAAGATGGCTAAGATTGGTAACGCGGCAAGCTATCCGCTCAAAAGCACTCCGGTAGGTGCGGATACAGTTATTGGTACCGATTCTGCGGCCAACAACGCTACCAAGCAGTTTCCTCTTTCTGGTATTGCAAGCTTGGTCGAAGCAAATTACATGCAGTTAGCATCCGCTTCGGTTACGTTCGTAAAGATGAACAATCTCGGGGCTGCGGCTGCGACTATCCTTGTCTCCCCCGGTGCAGGCAAGTATATTCAGGTTGTTTCAGCTACGTTTAAGCTTGACTTCAGCACTACGGCTTACACCTTTAGTACCGACCTTACTTTGGGGACAACTACAGCGGACCAATTTACCCTTCCATTTGGAGCGGTAAATTCTTCTGCCGATGCCGCAGCAGCTTTCCTTCCTGCTACCGGTGCTACTGCGGGGGTTCTTGGGGCAGACCAGCCTCTTATTCTTGGTACGGCAACTAACCCAAGTCCAACTACAGGGGATTCTCCTGTGACTATTGAGGTTCTCTACCGTATCATTACTGTGTGAGAGACATTCGTAAGGTTTGTATCGGTCCAGACTACAAGGACTCGATGTGTTACGTGGTGGGGCAGCCTGTATTGGGGGCGTCCCACTACGTGCATTTAATAAAATACAGTGATGAGACGGGGGGAATCCTCATCTACATCGAGAAAGGAGACATCGTGGTGCTTTGGAAGGAGTTCAACGCTACCATGCCTATTTCAATAGAATACAACATCAACTTTTGAGGGCCGTCAATCAGTTTATCGTACAGGGGAAGAGATACAACAACACCAAGGGCGACCTCATCGTAAGCACGAGTGAGGAAGACCACCGCTTCTCAAACCGAGAGGGCGTGGTTGCAGCCCTTCCGTTGGGGTATGAGGGTCCTATAGCCATTGGGGACACCCTACTGGTTCACCACAACGTCTTTAAGTTCTACAACGACATGAAGGGGCGCCAGCAGAGCGGGCGAAGCTTCTTCCGTGAAGACATGTTTCTGGTAGATTTCGACCAGTTCTATATGTACCGCACCCCCGGAGGCGAGTGGATTCCCCAAGGCAGGTATTGCTTCGTACAGCCTGTACCCCCAGAAGATTCAACCATTTTTAAACCAACAACTGAAGAACCTTTGGTAGGTATAATGCGGTTTCCTAATGATTATCTTACGGGTCAAGGAATTGAGTCTGGTGATGCAGTGACTTTCCGTCCGGAGAGTGAGTATGAGTTTACCGTGGACGGGGAGAAGTTGTACCGGATGTTCGACCATCAGATTACATGCAAGATTCAAAGAAGCTAAAGCAGAGTATCATCGCGGCGGGGCGTGTAGCTGTTGAGCAACTGATTAAAGTTGCTCAAGAGGACATACTGAAGCCTAGCGAAGACGACGAGCTTGCGGCGGACAGGTTGAAGAATGCGGCGGCAACAAAGAAGCTGGCCATATTCGATGCATTTGAAATCTTAAACCGCATCGACTCGGAAGAGGAGGAGCTGGAGTTGGCTTCGGGCACCACAAAGACGGAAAGCAAGGTGGGTTTTGCAGAGCGAAGGTCAAGATAGACTGTACCGCCCCGTAGAGGGTCTGGTCAGCAAGTCCGTTGTATCCAACAAGAACCGCGCAAAGACGTGGGCCTATGGATACAACGAGAAATACGATATGGTGGTCATCTCCAAGTCCGGTAGGATTGGCGACATCATTAACATCAACGGGCTAAATATCGCCCTTCCCCCTCCGCCCAAGGACTTGAGCACAGACAGCGACAAGTGGGAGCGGAAAGAGTTCCCTAGAGCCTTGAGCCGGGTGCAGAACATCTTCCAGTGGAACGATATGCCCAAGGGGTTTAAGGCGGACTGGGTAGACTATATCGAGGCTGAGTTTGACAGGCGTGAGGAAGGCCATTGGTTCTACAACCGAGGCAAGCCGACGTATGTCACTGGCGCCCACTACATGTACTTGCAGTGGACGAGTATCGACGTTGGATACCCCGACTTCCGGGAGGCCAACCGAGTGTTCTTTATCTTCTGGGAGGCATGCAAAGCTGACAACCGATGTTTTGGGATGATGTATCTCAAGATTCGTCGCTCTGGGTTCTCCTTTATGGGCTCTTCGGAGTGTGTCAACACTGGCACTCTAGCCAAAGACTCCCGCGTAGGAATACTATCAAAGACCGGTTCGGATGCGAAGAAGATGTTTACGGATAAAGTGGTTCCCATCGCCAACCGACTTCCGTTTTTCTTCAAGCCGATACAGGATGGTATGGACAAGCCGAAGACGGAGCTGGCCTTTCGTATCCCGGCGTCTAAGATTACCAAGAAAAATATGTACGATGTGGAAGACGAAGAGATTTTCGGACTGGATACCACCATCGACTGGAAGAACACCGACGACAACTCCTACGACGGAGAGAAGCTAATCCTTCTGGTCCATGACGAGAGCGGGAAGTGGGTCAAGCCGAACAACATCCTCAACAACTGGAGGGTAACCAAGACGTGCCTGCGTTTGGGAAGTAAAATCATCGGGAAGTGCCTGATGGGCTCTACGTCTAACGCCTTGGCGAAGGGTGGCTCGAACTTCAAGAAGCTCTACGAGGACTCCGACCCCACTTCTCGGAATGCCAACGGGCAGACCAAGAGCGGGATGTACTCGCTGTTCATCCCTATGGAGTACAACATGGAAGGCTTCATAGACCAGTATGGCCACCCTGTTTTTACCGCTCAAGAGAAGCCCGTCAGGGGTGTCGACGGGGAGATGATTCGCGGAGGAGCTATAGACTACTGGCAGGCGGAGGTGGAAAGCTTAAAGAACGACCCCGACGCGCTAAACGAATTCTACAGGCAGTTTCCTCGTACTGAGTCACATGCATTCCGTGACGAGAGCAAGCAGAGTTTGTTCAACTTGACGAAAATCTACCAGCAGATAGACTATGCGGACAGCCTTGTTAAGGAACACTATCTCACTCGCGGAAGCTTCAGTTGGGAGAACGGGATTAAAGACAGCCGCGTCATCTTTAGGCCGGACCGCAGGGGTCGGTTCAATGTGTCTTGGACCCCAAGCAAGGGTCAGCAGAATAGGTTTATAGAAAAGAGAGGTATTAAGTATGCTGGTAACGAACACCTTGGTTCATTTGGATGTGACTCTTACGACATTAGTGGCACTGTGGGTGGCGGTGGTTCTAACGGTGCTCTTCACGGAATGACCAAGTTCCATATGGACGACGCGCCTACCAACGAGTTTTTCTTGGAGTATGTCGCCCGCCCGCAGACGGCGGAGATATTCTTCGAAGAGGTGCTTATGGCATGCGTCTTCTATGGTATGCCCATCTTGATTGAGAACAACAAGCCTAGGCTGCTATACCACTTCAAGAACCGTGGGTACCGTGGGTATTGCATGAACCGACCCGACAAAAACTTCAACAAGCTGAGCAAGACCGAGAGGGAGCTTGGGGGCATCCCGAACAGCTCTGAAGACGTCAAGCAAGCCCATGCCGCAGCTATAGAAAGCTACATCGAGAAACACCTCGGTGTAGACATGGAAGGCACGTACCGAGACGTGGGGGAGATGGGCACTATGCCTTTCGTACGAACCTTGGAGGATTGGGCTAGGTTTGATATTAGCAATCGTACTGCTTTTGACGCTACCATCAGCAGTGGTTTGGCGGTTATGGCAAACCAAAAACACCTCTATATGCCTGAGCAGAAGAAGAGTTCTATAAGCATTAACTTGCCGAGGTACAACAACCGTGGTTTTCGTAGTGAGAGATTGGACTAAATGAAAGACGTCAAGATAAATATCTCCAGTGCTGGTTTCCCGAGTCAGTTCGTTTCTGATGCGGAGAAGGCTACTGAGGAGTATGGCTTGATGGTCGGGCAGGCCATTCAGTATGAGTGGTTTAAGAAAGATGGTAACCAATGCCGGTTCTACAACCAGTGGCGGGAGTTCAACCGCCTACGCCTATATGCTCGTGGTGAGCAGAGCGTAGCCAAGTACAAGAACGAGCTTGCCGTGGACGGCGACCTTTCGTATTTGAATTTGGATTGGACCCCGGTACCTATCCTCCCGAAGTTTATTGACATCGTCGTCAACGGATTGTCCGAGCGCGTGTTCAAGGTTAAGGCATACGCTCAAGACGCTCTATCTCAGGCCAAGCGCAGCAAGTATCAGGATATGATAGAGGGGCAGATGGTAGCCAAGCCCGTCTTGGAAATCATCCAGCAGAAGACGGGTGTAGACCCGTTCACCATGAACCCCGACGACTTGCCTAGCAGCGACGAGGAGCTCAAGGTGTATATGCAGCTCAACTACAAGCCTGCTATCGAGATTGCTGAAGAGGAGGCCATCAACACCATCCTCGAAGACAACCACTATACCGATACGCGCAAGCGCCTTGACTACGACCTTGCTGTGTTGGGTATCAGTGTAGCCAAGCACGAGTTCTTGCCGGGTTCTGGCGTAGAGGTTTCGTATGTAGACCCCGCCAACGTGGTGTATAGCTACACCGAAGACCCATACTTCAAAGACTGCTTCTACTGGGGTGAGGTCAAGACCCTACCTATTTCGGAGCTCATGAAGATTGACCCGAGCCTCACCAGCGAGGACTTGGAGGAAATCAGTCAGCGCAGCCAAAGCTGGTACGACTACTATAACACGGCTCAGTTCTACGAGAACGATATGTTCCACCGCGACGTGGCTACGTTGATGTACTTCAACTATAAGACGACGCAGAAGATTGTGTACAAGCGCAAGAAGCTTGAGGGCGACGGCGCTCGCGTCAGCGAGAAAGACGACCAGTTCAATCCGCCGGAAGAGATGATGGTGGAGGGTGACTACGAGAAGGTCGAGAAGACCATCGACGTATGGTACAACGGCATCATGGTGATGGGCACCAACATTGTGCTGAAGTGGGAGGTGGCGGAGAATATGGTGCGCCCGAAGTCCGCTTCTCAGCACGCTTTGCCGAACTATGTGGCTACGGCTCCGCGCATGTACAAGGGCGTCATCGAGTCCCTTACCCGGCGTATGATTCCTTTCGCCGACCTCATTCAGGTCACCCACCTGAAGCTACAGCAGGTTATCGCACGTACTGTTCCCGACGGAGTGTATATCGATGCCGACGGACTTAGCGAGGTAGACCTAGGTACGGGCAATGCATACAGCCCTGAAGACGCCTTGCGCCTGTACTTTCAGACGGGTAGTGTGGTGGGGCGCTCGTACACCCAAGACGGGGAGTACAACCAAGGCAAGGTCCCTATCCAAGAGCTCAATAGCAACAGCGGTGCTGCTAAGACGCAGATGCTCATCGGGAATATGAATCATTACTTGCAGATGATTCGTGACGTAACGGGACTCAACGAAGCCCGCGACGGAAGTACCCCCGACCCCAACAGTCTTGTGGGTTTACAGAAGCTTGCCGCAGCGAACAGCAACACCGCTACCCGCCACATCTTGGACGGAAGCTTGTATATGTTCCGCTCCCTTGCTGAGGCACTTACGTACCGCGTTAGCGACATCTTAGAGTATGCTGAGTTCAAGGATGAGTTTGTAAACCAAATCGGCAAGTACAACGTAAGTATCCTGCGGGAGATTAGCGACCTGTATATCTACGACTTCGGGGTCTTTATTGAAATCAGTCCTGACGAAGAGGAGCGTGCTCAGCTAGAGGCGAATATCCAAATGGCTTTGAGCAAGGGTGGTATAGACCTTGAGGACGCCATCGATATCCGAGAGATAAAGAACATCAAGCTCGCCAATCAGCTACTCAAGATTAAGCGTGTTGCAAAACAGGAGGAGGAGCGCCAGTTCCAACTCCAGCAGCAGAAGATGCAGGCGCAGAACAACATGCAGTCTCAGCAGATGGCGGCGCAGACGGCTATGCAGAAGATTCAGGCTGAGGCCCAGAGCAAGATGCAGGTCAAGCAGGCGGAGATTGCCTTTGAGATTGAGAAGATGCAGGCCGAAGCACGGGCTAAGGCGCAGCTTATGGACCTTGAGTTCAAATACAACCAGCAGCTCCACGGCATGCAGGAGCAGCAGTTGCAGGCCCGAGAGGACAAGCGTGAAGACGCTAAGTCCCAAAGGATTAGTCAACAAAATACCGAGCAGAGCAAGCTTATTGACCAGCGGAAGAATAACTTGCCGCCCATGAGTTTTGAATCTAACGAGGACAGCCTCGATGGTTTCGACTTAGCCGAGTTCAGCCCACGATAAACTATATATAAATGGAATTCAAAGTAAGAGAGATTAGCGAGGTAGAGAATAAGTCTACTCAGCAGGTAGAGCAAGAGCTCCTTGACAAGCATGAGGCGAGGCAGAGCGAAGAGTCTCCGGAGGCGGAACCCGAGGCTCCTAGCCTTTCTGAAGACGAGGTTCGCTCGTTCCTTAGCACCCGCTATGGGCGTGAGATTGGCTCGTTGGACGAGCTAAACGAAGTTCGAGAGACTCAGGCTGAGCTTCCGGAAGATGTGGCAGCGTACTACAAGTACAAGCAAGAGACCGGGCGCGGCCTACAAGATTTTATGAAAGTCAACCAAAACCTCGACGAAGCGGACGGGGATGGGTTGCTAAAAGAATACCTCCTACGTACTGAAGACGGCCTCGACGCAGAGGACGTAGAGATGATGATGGAGGACTATAAGTTTGATGAAGACCTCGACGATGAGGTTGATATTAAAAAGGCTAAATTAGCCAAGAAGAAAGCTGTTGCTAAAGCTCGGAAGTTCTTCGAAGAAGAGAAGGAGAAATACCAAGCGCCCCTTGAGTCAACGGGTGAAAGGTCTCTGGAAGACTCCGAAGAGTACCAAGAGTATAAGCAATATGTTGAACAGGCGAAGACGTACCAAGAGGAGCAGAAGCGCAGGAAGGATTGGTTTGACGAGAAGACAGGAGAGGTGTTCAGTGAACAGTTCAAAGGTTTCGAGTTCAATCTAAACGACAAGTCCTACGTGTATTCTCCCGGTGACCGTGGTGAATTGAAGAAGTTACAGCAGACCCCCGAGGCTTGGTTAAACAAGTATCTGGACGAGCAGGGCTTAGTCAAGGACGCCAAGGGGTACCACAAGTCTTTAGCCGTAGCGATGAACCCCGAGAAGTTTGCCGAGTTCTTTTACGAGCAAGGCAAAGCGGCTGCGGTGGATGACGTGATGCGCAAGACTAAAAACATTAACATGTCCGAGCGTCCCGTTCCCCAAGCTGTTTCCAAGGGGGAGTTCAAAGTTCGAGCCGTC